CTGGATGATGAAGATACCATACTAGATTTATTTATTACTGGACCTGGCAATAGTAAATGGGATTAACCACAAAAGGCATAGTATGGCTAGAGTAAAAGGCACAGTAAACAAAGCTAAGGGTAGACAATCAAAGAAGAATGAGGGAAAATACCTGAAGCAGTTTACTCGAACACGCAAGAATAAAATTAAAAAGATTACAAGAAGTTGCGGACCAAAAACTTTGGAAATTTGGTTGCAAAAGAATCCATTGGTTAGGATAACCAAAGAGGATCTAAAAACTTTTTAAGTTAAAGGAGATGTAATGCCAGCACCAAGTCAGGCACAGCAAGCATTTATGGGAGCTGAACTAGCTCGCAAGCGAGCTGGCAAGAGCACTAAGACCAGGATGAGTCTTAGGCAATTGAAAGAATATGCTGCTACCAAGCGCAAAGGATTACCTAAAAAGGTTAAGAAATCAAACCCCAAATCGCAAGTAAATACTTTGATGAGTACTGGATATTTGAAAGGAAAGTAAACAGTGGCACACGAAACAATGCCATCACAACCAGATCAACCAAAAGCCACCATTTATCTTCATGGAAAAGATGCAAGGCTTTTTAATGATTATGAGGTTGGAGATGAGTGTCTTATTGAAGTAACTGCTCGTGTTTCTTCCAAATCTAAACCATCCAGAGTTAATGACGAGGGGGATGTTACTTATTCTACATCGGTGGATTTAGAAGTAAAAGATATTCAAATTAAATCTGATGTTCCATCAATTATCATGAGCGGGACACCAGGAGAAGTGAGAGTAGTTTAAATGACACAATTTGATTATGGTACAGCATCACGAATAGTTTCTTCCGATCAAGCATTTCTTTGGGGAGTAGAAGTTGCTGGGGGTGCTGATGCTGCTGTTGTTAATATTAGGAATGGACCTTTAGTCACCAGTCCGATTATTTTTACAATCAAAACCCCCATTCTTACTACCGTTCCTGTGATGCTACCAAAATCTTTACCAGTGTTGGGACTATATTTAGAGGTTCTTTCAGGCACTACTCCTGCAACCACTGTCTTCTTTCATGATTAACGGCTATGAATTATGGGAGCACCACCAAGAAAAGTTATTGTATCTGGAAGGTCTACATCAATCTTCGGTGGTCCTACAGAACAGATAGTTGATCCAACAAGTAATGCTGCTAGGGTTACACTTTATGATACAAGTGGAAATCCTGTTGGTATAGGAGTAGCTTTAATGCCAGTAGACGTAAATCAAACTCAAATAAATGGTGTTGCTGTTGATGTTAATAGTGGAAATAAAAGTGCTGGCACTCAAAGAGTTGTGATTGCAACAGATCAGCCTTCATTAAGTAATGCTATTCCTATTTCAGCTGCAAGTTTACCTTTACCAAGCGGAGCATCAACAGAAGCTACGTTAGCCTTAATTAAAGCTAAGACTGATAATATAGATGTTTTGTTATCTACACGTACAAAGCCAGCAGATCAGCAACATGTAATTATAGATTCTAGTGCTTCTATTGCAGTAACAGGAACATTCTTTCAATCTACTCAGCCAGTAAGTATTGCTGGAACTGTGACAGTTGATACAGAATTACCGGCTGCTGTAGTTCTTGGAGATGCCCTATCTAATCCTACTTCTCCTCTAGTTGGTGCTTGCCTTCTGGTTTATGACACATCATCAGGCCAGTGGGAAAGATTACAAGGGAATGGTACTAATATTGACGGGGTACTTAATTCTGCTATTGGATCACTTAACGCTAGAGCATTTGTCTATGAAACTAATCTCTCTGGAAATCTTGATAGAGTAAAACATAGTTTTGGGCAAACTACAACAGGCATTGTAGCTAATGGTGCTGGCACTGCTATTAACATGACTACTACTCCAATGTCTAAATTTACTATAATTGTAGATAGAACTGCTGGAAGTACAAATACTGTTGAAATAAATTTAGAAGGTAGTTATGATGGAGTTATTTGGCCTGGTACAAACCAGTCAATTATACAAATTTTATCTTTAGCAGTTGAACCTGCTATGGTTAGGGATGGTGTAAGTGGGCCTTTCAATTATATAAGATACAATGTTGTTACAATAGGAGCAGGAAATACAGTAACTATTCAATTATTGGCAACCAGATAAGGAGAAAAATATAATGGCTTCAAATGAAGTTAAAACTCATAAACTTAATGATGCGGTAACAGAATATGTTTTACCTGTAGCACCAGCTTTACCAGATCCTACTTATACTCACAAAGAATCTAATAAATGGAGTGGTGGAGAAAGTAAGTTTGGTCCTTGGAGACAATATTTTGGGACTTATGAAAAAGGATTTTTGCTTACATATAATGCTCCATTTAATTTGCATAACAATACTTTTGGTGGAAGAGATTCAGGTAATGTACTTGCTAATATAGCTTTTGCACTTCAAATTAATGTTGCCGAAGGAAACTCTGGAACCAACTCAGTAGGGTTTTTATTTTCTCCACCAGGAGTAGCAGGTACTCCTCCTGATTTTGTTGGAGGGGCACAGTATCACTTTTTTGATGGCAAACTAAGTTTACCTACTATTCCAGCTCGATTTAGGATTACTGGCGCAGGCTCAGTACAAGCTGTTTTACAGTTAAAAGCTAATGCTACTATTTCTCCTAGTGATTGGGCTTTCGTCTCTGATATAGACAATACAGTCAAGGTTCAGACGTCATATGAGTCCTCCCCTGTTACAGTCCTTTCGTGGGATGCTTCTGGAAACTTTAATACAATAGGGCAATTACGATCTAGTCTTCCTGATGGTACTCCCCCACTTCAAGTTACTTCTAAAACAAAAGTTATTAATCTAACAAGTGAGAGAGCAGAAATTTTACTCACAGCTAGTCTGCCTGCTGCTGGTTCTGCTGAGAATGGTAGAATTATGATTGAAGATGCTGGTGCTAACTCTGCAAACTTGGTTATATATAAAGGTGGACAACGATTTAGAATAAATCAGTGGGTGCTTTTTTAATATGGTTTACCAATCAACTTATCAAACGGATAAAGATACTGCTGAAATAAATGATGGTGGAAGTTACAACGTGAATATTTATCATGTTGTTCCTACAAGAGATAATCCAGCTCATCGTCTTTCTAGTCAGTGTTGGTGTCAACCAGATTTAATTGGTATCACGCAAGATTCAGAAACTTGGAATCACCACATATTTTCATAGTTGTGGAGATACAATCGGGCAGCAAAGGTATCCTGCACCTGGCTGCTGTCAACAAGCAGGATTGAATTGGAGAAACACAATGGCAGTAGGATTATATATTAGTGCTTATCCTCCCGATGGAACATCTTTCGGGCAGGATGTGTCAGAAAAGATTAGTTTGTATGGTAAAACGCCTATCGTACAGAGAGCTGGTTCTGCTCAAGATTCTGTTACGACTACGGCCTCAACGACTTCTACACCGGCTGGTTATTCGACAACTACACAAGCTGATGCTATCGTAACATTGGTTAATGAGTTGCGGGCTGCAATGGTAGCGTTTGGTGTTATCAAAGGTGCTGCGTAAAAAGGAGAGATTAAATGGCTAGTCAGGTACAGAAATTTACATCTAAGAAGCTTGGCTTCTACGGGACGGCTCCCGTTACACAGAGATCCGGTTCTGCTCAGGCTGCGGTTGCAACTACAGCTTCAACTACCACCTCTCCTGCTGGTTATTCAACCACTACTCAGGCAAATGCCATCGTTACTCTAGTAAACGAGATCAGAGCAGTTTTGTCTGGACTTGGTTTGATGGCTGGTGCATAAGTGGAGCTTCTGATTGGATGTGGATCTAATCGGGACAAGAAGTTAGTTGTAGATGGAATAAGTAAGTGGGATCATCTTGTCACTCTTGACAATAATGTGGATCATCATCCAGATGTAGTTTATGACTTAAATGAGTGTTCTTTACCATTTAAAGATAATACATTTGATGAGATCCACGCTTATGATGTGCTTGAGCACACAGGGAAACAAGGTGATTGGAAGTTTTTCTTTAACCAGTTCACAGATTTTTGGCGTGTATTGAAACCTGGTGGATACCTCTGTGCAATTGTTCCATCTGTGAAATCTATGTGGGCATGGGGAGATCCCTCACATACAAGGGTTATTCCTGCTTGTTCTCTTACCTTTTTGTTTCAAGCGGAGTATAAAAAGCAAGTTGGAATAACCCCAATGAGTGACTTTAGATTTTGCTATAAAGCTGATTTCGAGCCTGTTCTTATAGAAGAGAATAATGAAATCAGTGCTTTTGTTTTAAGGACAATTAAATGAAGGTTGTATTCGGGATTGCTGCATATGATGGTACTATAACAGTTCCATGTGCAGTTAGTCTAGATGTAACACGAAGAATACTTCAAGAATCTAAGATAGAGTCAGATATTCTATTTATGGCTGGATCTTGTTATGTTTCTGCTGCAAGGAATCATATAGTAGCTGAGTTTTTAAAAGGTGATGGAACTGATCTTTTTTTCATTGATGCTGATGTTTCATGGACTGCTGATTCTGTGCTAAAAATCCTAAAAAGACCTGAATATGTAGTTGGTGGAATCTACCCAATGAAAACTAAAGAAGAGAATTATCCTGTTATAGTAAAGACTGAGGATGGGATTCCAATAGGACGAGATGGGCTGATAGAGGCAACTGGACTTCCTGCTGGATTCCTAAAGATAAATAGGCTTGTATTTGAAAAGATGTATGAAGCCTATCCTTATCTTAAATATTTTGAAGATGGTAAAGAGATATATGATTTATTTGGTTGTACCATAATGTTTGGTAGATGGTGGGGAGACGATCTTGCTTTTTGTAAACGATGGGAATTAATCGGTGGCACTATGTGGGTGGAGCCAGATTTAACTTTGTCACATACTGGAAGAAAAACTTGGACAGGGAACTATCATGAGTTTTTGCTTAAACAGCCTAAAGAAATGGACTAAAAGAATTGGGTTGAGTTTTCTTGTTTTTTCTTTGCTATATTTACATGTGGAGAATCTAAGGCTAGTAAAATTGGTAGATAGCCAACATAGGATAATTGCTCAAAATCAGCAAGCAATAGCAAGTTTCTTAGAGATGATGTATACAGAAATGTGTAAACAACTGCATGTTTAATTATGCCAAAGAAAGTACGAATAGGAATTAAAAAAGGCACTCCTGATGAGCATAAAAAGGGCCAGTTAGCTTGGAAGGAGGCTGCTGCAAAAGCCAACCGAGGGGAACATCTTACTGAGGCTGAAAAGAAGATGCTATTCCCCGACCAACGGTGGCATAGCCTCAATAAATTTCGCCACATGTGGCAAGCAGCTCCTAAGATCATCACGGCTTTAAAACATGGTTCATCGCTCGACATGTCAGCTCTCTACGCTGGGGTAGATCCCCAAAAGCTTAAAGCGTGGATGGCGAAGGGAGTCGCGAGTCCTCGTTCTTATTGGGGTGCCTTTTTACAAAGAATACGACAAGCAGTTGGTGAATGTGATGTTACCGATCTTTCTGCTCTAACTGATGCTGTAAAGAGAGGAGAGTGGGAGGCAGCGGTAGCACGACTTAAAATGAGGGGATTTGGAAGTGATACAGATAAAGGTAAGTCTGTCGAGGTTAGAATTGTCAATTTCGCTGAGAAACCCATTCGGTTGGCTGAAAGATCAGATAAGCAAATTGAGGATAAAACTCATCTTGCTCTGGTTGAACCTCAAGGCGAAAGTACTGCTTTGGTTGTGCCGGATAGAGTAATAATTAGGACTATTGATGCCGAAGTCGAAACCACTTAAAGACAAAACGATTGACTATATCCGTGGAGATATAGGGAGAGATGCAAAAGTAGAGATTCCATTTCTCTTTACTCCAAGGCCATATCAGATTTGTGCTTTTAAGGCTCTTCACTCTGGAATACGGCGAATGGGTTTAGTTTGGCATCGTAGGGCTGGCAAGGATAGAGTTTGCTGGAATGGAATGATCTCGGAAGCCTGTCAGATTGTTGGTTCATATTATTATATCTTCCCTCTACAGAATCAAGGACGCAAAGTTATTTGGGAAGGAACCGACAAAGCAGGAATTAAGTTTTTGGATCATATACCGGATAGTATCTTGGAAGGCAAGTCACACGACACAGATATGAAAGTGCGATTGTGGAATGGTAGTGTAATTCAGGTGATAGGATCGGATAACGTCAATGCAATCCGAGGAACTAACCCTAGAGGTGTGGTGTTCAGTGAATTTTCCTATCACGACCCAATGTCATGGGATGTATTACGACCCATTCTTAATGAAAATGGTGGCTGGGCCATGTTTAACTTTACCCCCTTTGGTTCTAATCATGCCCATGACATATATATGTCAACTCATGATAATCCAAGATGGTTTTGGTCAGTTTTAACGGTTGATGAGACCAGAACTGTTACAGGTAAACCAATTATCTCTCTTGAAGATATAGCAGAAGAGAGAAAGAGTGGAATGGATGAGGAGCTGATTCAACAGGAGTATTATTGCTCCTTTACTGGCTCTAAGGTTGGAGCTTATTATGGGAGATTGATTGATGAGGCTAAAAAAGACAAACGCATTGGGGACATTCCTTATGATCCAACTTCCAGGGTCTATACGGCGTGGGATATAGGAGTCAAAGATGCAACTTCTATCTGGTTTTACCAAAAGAAAGGCAGAGCAATCTATTTTATTGATTACTATGAAAATGTTGGAGAAGGAATAGATCATTATGTCAAGCATCTTGGAACTAAGAGATATAGTTATGGATTACATTATGCTCCTCATGACATCAAGAAGCGTGACTTTTCTTCTGGACGTAGTGCATGGGATATTGCAATAAAGTTAGGATTAAAGATGGAAATAGTATTTAAGGAAGATGTTCAAAGTGGCATAGAGGCAGTTCGATCTTTACTTCCCAGGTGCTATTTTGATGAAGAGAAATGTAAACGTGGGATCTCTTCCTTGAAAAATTATCATAAGAGCTGGAATGAAACCAGGAGACAATATTCAAGTGCTCCTGTTCATGATTGGTCATCAAATGGATCAGATGCGTTTCGTTACTTTGCTACTTCTTATACAGAAGCCAAGATTGAAGAGGAATCTTCCAGATTTGTTATAGCAAAGAAAGATACTTCTGATAGAGACTTAAATTGGCTGAGGTCATAATTGGAAACCAGTGATGGAATAATACCTAAACCAGACGACGACTTCATAAATACAGCAATGAAGCGATTTAATAGATCTATTGAATACGAACGTAAGAATCGTGACCTGATGCTGGAAGATTTGAAGTTTTATAATGGTGAGCAATGGGACATCGAGACTGTTAATATTCGCAGTAAGGACGCTAGACCGTCTCTTGTAATTAATTATTTGCCTAGTATTGTAGACCAGGTGATTGGGGACATCAAATTAAATAGGCCGAGGATTAAAACAAGACCAGAGGGAGGCTCTGCTGATGTAGATTTCGCAAGAGTCGTGGACGGATTGATCCGTAGCATTGAATCGGAGTCTAATGCCGAAATAGCTTACGACTCAGCTATGGAATTTGCTTTAATTTGTGGTATTGGTTATTGGAGAATAGTGACTGAATACTCTGATAATGATGTTTTCAATCAAGAGATCAGAATACGACCTATTGCCAACCCATTTAGTGTCTATTTTGACCCAAAACCTTTTGATCTTGATAAAACACACGCTGATTGGTGTTTTATAACACAATGGATACCAAGAGATCAGTTTGTTGAATTATACCCTGGTTTTGATGCAACTTCTTTACCAGAAGTGGGAAAAGGAGATAGAGCTGGTTGGTATGAAAAGGAGCAAGTTAGAGTTGCTGAATATTTTATAAGAGAGCCAGAAAAGAAGACGCTGGTTTTACTTTCTGATGGCTCAATAATGAATGAGAAAGATGCTCAGACTAAATTAGCTGAAAGTCAGTTACAGGATACAGTGCAACCATCTCCTATTGGACCATTAAAGATTACTAAAACAAAAGTAGTGGACTCATTTAAAGTTAAGCGTTACCTTATTTGTGGATCTAGTATTTTGGAGGGTGCTAAAATATTTCCATCTTCGATTATTCCTATCATCCCTGTAATTGGTAAGCAGATTATAGTAGATGGTAAGAAGAATAATCGTGGTATTGTAAGGTTTGGTAAAGATCCACAAAGAATGTATAATTATTGGCGTTCTCTTGAGACTGAGGTTGTTGCTTTACAACCTAAAACTCCATGGCTTGCCACAGCAAAACAGATTGAAGGGTTTGAGAATGATTGGAAAGAGGCTAATACTAAAAATATCTCAGTATTAAGATATAATCCAGATCCATCTGCTGCCGGACCTCCTCAGAGAGTTGAACCCCCACAAGTTGCTAATGGAGTATTCCAATCTTCTGATAGAGCTTTAAATGATTTAAGAGCAACTACAGGAGGACCAGATGCTTCTATGGGGCTTCCAGGAAATGAAAGAACTGGAAAAGCCATAAATGCAAGACAAGACCGTGGAGACATGGGTAATTTCTCCTATATTGATAATTATACTAAAGCTTTAAAGTTGACGGGAAAGATTATTTTAGAAGCATTGCCAATTGTTTATGATACAAGTAGAGTAGAGAGAATTAGAGCACACGATGGTTCAGAAAGCTCTATTCCAATTAACACGCCAGGACAAGATCAGATGGGGAATCCTGTAATGATTAATGATCTATCTTCTGCCAAATTTGGAGTCTTAATTGATACTGGTCCTTCTTATGCTACTGCAAGGAGAGAAGCATCGGAAGGAATGATGCAATTTGCTCAGTACTTTCCACAAGCTGCTCCTCTTGTTTCTGATTTGATTGCTAAGATGCAAGATTGGGAATATGCTGACGAGATTGCTGAAAGACTTGCAAAGACATTACCACCTGGAATCAAAAGGGGCGACCCACCTCCGCCCCCTCAACCTCCTCCGCCCAATGTTCAAGAGCAAATGGAAAGAGTTAAGATCGCTCAAACTAAAGGTATGATCGCAAAGATCAAAGCTATGGAGAGCATGATGAAGCTCCAACAAAATGCAGAGGGTAGAGATATTAAGAAACAAGTTTTGGATATATTGGCTGAGTTATTTGCTGACCAACATCCAGCAGATTAACTTTGACAGTCGGTAGGCAGTCCGTAATAACTGTCAGAAAGGAACTAAGATGAAAGATCGAAAGAAATCTCATGATGCTGGCAGCTTCTCCCGTGAAGGAGAGGAATCATCTACAGCATCAGAAGTAAAGAAAGCAGAGGCAATGCCTGGATCAGCTGGTCCTGATCGTCAACCTGAAACTAAGATCGAAACAGATCATAGTGGTAGTGCTTCGAGTTTCAAGCGAAGCTCAACTCCGAGGAGCTAAGATGGCTAAGAAGTGGATTCAGGGTGCTATTAAAAATCCAGGAGCATTGCGTAAGCAATTAGGGGTTCCTGAGGGAAAGAATATTCCTGCTAAGAAACTAACTGCTGCTGCTAAGAAGGGTGGAACATTAGGACGAAGAGCTAGATTGGCTCAGACTCTTGGTAAAATGAACCGCAAAGGAAAAAAGAAAAGTGATAGTGCTGGACCTAGAACTATCATGAGCGGTGGAATGAAGGGATATTAGTCCTGACATAAACTAATAGGTCACTCGCACCTTTTAGTTTTAACATAAGCGAGGTCAAGGGGTAAATACGTGGACGCTAACACCCAAGTCACGGTCACAGATCAAAACAAACCCGCTGAGAGCGGGGCAACTGCCGATCCAGTAGTGGGGACAGAGGCAACTCCCCAAGTAACAGCGCAAGAAGAGCCCAAAGAAACACCTGAGTGGGCCAAGAAACGCTTTTCTGAACTAACTGAAAAGAGGAAAAAGGCTGAGAATGAGGCTGAATATTGGCGACAGGAGGCTATTAAACATGCTCCTAAACCAGTAGAATCAGCTGCTCCGGTTGCAGATCCTAACAAAGAACCTGATCCTAATGATTTTACTGACTATGGTGAGTATGTGAAGGCTACTGCCGATCACAGAATCAACCAAAAAGTCAGGGAAATTGATTTTCAGAATCAGATTATAACAAAAAAGCGTAACTTTGAAAAATCTGTGACAGAGTTTAAGAAAACTGCCACTGATTTCGATTCAGTAGTGATGGTTCCTGAGCTTCCTATCACAGGAGTCATGGTTGAAGCCATGATGGATAGTGATAAAGGGCCGGAGATTGCTTATTTCTTCGGTAAGAATCCAGAGGAAGCTAGAAGGATCTCTACACTATCTCCTCTTGCTGCTGTGCGTGAGATAGGGCGGTTGGAAATGAAGTTATCTGCTTCACCAACGCCGAGAAATGTAACCCAGGCTCCCGAACCTATAATTCCTATTGATGGGGCCAATGCCAATGCTTCCGGCAAAGACCCTAAAGACATGACAATGGAAGAATATGCTGCTTCTCGTGAAGAAGCACTGAAATTCAAGGGTGGGAGTCGGAAGAAAAAATAAGGAGCCTTAAATGGCTAATACAGTTCTAACTCCGAGTATAATTGCGAAAGAAGCTGCCTTACAGGTAGTCAATAATTTGCAGTTTGCTCGACTTGCTAATAAAGAATTTAAAAACGACTTCGGCGTGAAGATCGGTGATACTGTGACATATCGTAAGCCTGTACGGTTTACTGCTAAGTCTGGTGCTGTTCTTCAACTACAGGATGTGAATGAGAAGTCGGACACTATTGTAATCAATAGTCGGTTCCACACAGCATGGGAATTTAGCTCTCAGGAATTAACTCTGAAAATTGATGATTACTCTGAAAGGTACATCAAGCCTGCTGCTATTTCTCTTGCTAACCAGATTGATGTAGATGGTGCAAAGCTTTACAAAGCCGTATTTAATACGGTTGGTGCTGGTTCTACAACTCCTGATTTTCCGACGTTGCTCAATGCTCGTCAGAAGATGAATGAGTTTGCAGTTCCTCAGAACGATAGGTTTGTGGCATTGAATCCAGCTGCTTCTAATGGAGTAATGCAGGATCTAACTGCATACTTCCAGCCTTCGTTGATCGAAGATATTACGAAGGAAGCTGCTCTTGGCCGAGTTGCTATGATGGATGTTTATGAAACACAGAACGTCCAGAAGCATACTAAGGGAACAGCGGTAACGGCTAATCTATCTGTCAATACCACTCCGTTAGATGGTGATTCAACCATTGATCTGAATGAATCTGCTGCTGGAACCCTTGTACAGGGTGATATTCTCACCTTTTCTGGTGTGAATGCTGTTAATCCTATTACTAAGCAGGATACAGGCTCTCTGCAACAGTTTGTAGTGAATGCTAACTATACACTTCATGCGACCAATCCAACTCTGGTTTCTATATCTCCTTCTCTGATCCTCACTGGTCCATATCAGACTGTCACTGCTCTACCTGTTGCTGATTCTAGCACAGTAACGATCTTCGCTACTCATACTGCTAACATGGCATGGCAGCGCAATGCGTTTGCCTTGGTAACAGTGCCTTTAGTTGCTCCCCAGGGAGCGGTTTGGGCTGAGACTGTAGAGTATCAGGGTCTTGGAATGCGGTTCCTCCGAGCGTTCGATGTGACAAATGACGTAGAAATTGTGCGTCTAGATGTAATGTACGGTTGGAAGGCCACATATCCAGAATTGGCTTGTCGAATTGCAAGCTAATAATTCAACGTGTTACCTCTTAGGGCAGCTTACAAAGACTGCCCTAAGAGACTATTTTGGAGTTTAGATGGCTACTACTGCTCTAGGAATTATCAACTCCTCTTTAAGACTGATTGGAGTTGCAACTAAAAATGAAGCACTAGATGATGCTGATGCTCAGAATTCTCTCACAGCATTGAATTTCATGTTAGATTCATGGAGTGCAAGACGAGTGACTGTTAGGCATATAGTTGAAGATAGTAAAATTCTAACTGCTGGTAGTGGATTTCAGTATACCATAGGGGTTGGAGGAAGTATTAATACTGCATTCCCGATCCAAATTGAGAGTGCTTATCTTAAATTGACTCCTGACACTAATATGTTATCACCAATAGACCTTATTAGCTCTGAGCAATTTGATGCTTATCTTGATCGTCTAGTAATCACAGGAATCACGAGGTACTTATACTATGACCCTATTTACCCACTGGGCAACATCTTTATTTACCCAACGCCAGATAAGGCTTATACTCTCTATATTAAATCTTGGAAGGCTCTTTCATCTTTAACCCTTCTAACATCTGATATTACATTGGAGCCAGTATATCTTGAGACTATAAAATATAATTTAGCAATCAGACTAGCTCCTGAATTTGGAGTTGAACCAAAACAAGTGGTTGTTGATGGAGCAAGGGAGCTTTTTGATATCTTATTGAGACTATCAGCTCCTAACATGACTTCTTTTATTGATTATCCAGTGCGAAGACGCAGTGGACCTTGGGCAATTTATACCGGCGATTGATTAGGTGATTAAATGGTATTAAAGGGATTTTTAGGTCCTACCTACAAAGAGCGATCCACCAACTTTGCAGCTCAAAGGTGTATAAATCTTTATCCTCTCCTTGCTGAGAGTGGAGAGCCGAAAGAACCAGTGGCTCTAGTGAGTATACCAGGAATGACGTTATTTGCTTCCATTGGAATTGGTCCAATCAGAGGAATTCATTATCTTGATTTTAATCTCTATGTAGTGTCAGGAAACAAACTATACCAAGTGAAGAATGATGCTTCCAACACTTTATTAGGTGAATTAGTTTCTAGCACAGGTCCAGTAGATATAGAAAATAATGGATATCAAGTTGCTGTAGTTGATGGAGCTAAACTTTATATTTATAATACATTAACTGGGGTTTTTAGTATACCAAATCCTCAACCAGTTGGTCCTCCAACTTCAATTTGTTTCATTGATCAGTATTTTATTGTAAGTATAGACCAAACAAATAAATTTCAATTAAGTGAATTAAATGATGGCACACTATGGGACCCAACTGATTTTGGAACAGCAGAAGCAGATCCAGATAATTTATTGACATGCCGTCAGTCTCATAGACAGCTCTATTTAATTGGTGAGACTACAACAGAGATATGGTTTGATGCTGGGACATCTCCTTTTCCTTTTGCCACTACAAGCGGAGTGATTGATTATGGAATTGGAGCACCACACAGCGTAGTTAAAGCTTATGATTCTCTAGTTTGGTTAGGAGTTAATAAAGCAGGAGCTAAACACGTTCTCCTTGCTTTTGGATATGAAGTAAAAGTAATTTCTACCATAGCTCTTGAGCAGGAATGGAATACTTATGGGGTGATCTCAGATGCTTATGCTTTTAGCTATGAGCAGAGTGGAAATCAATTTTACATATTGACATTTCCTACTGCTGCTAAGACATTTGTATATGATCTTCGTACTCAGTTATGGCACGAAAGAATGAGTTTTGAGTTAGGTCAATGGAGACCAAGTTGCCATGCCTACTTTATTGACAAACATGTGGTCGGTGACTTCTTTAATTCTAATCTATATGTTCTTAGTTCAACTAAATATACAGAAAACTCCAATCCAATACAAAGAATTAGAGTTACTCCGGTTGGATGGAATGATAGGAAAAGACTCATTTTTCATTCCTTACAAGTTGAATTTGAGGCTGGTGTTGGAGATGGAAGTGGATTGGCACCAGGCACAAATCCAGTTGCTCAGTTACGATGGTCTGACGACGGAGGACATACGTGGTCTAATTATTACTCTGCTATCATAGGATCTCAAGGCAAATATGGTACTAGATCAATTTGGAGGAAGTTAGGTCAAACAGATGAAAGAATATTTGAGGTTTCTGTGTCTGATCCTGTGAAAGTTGTGCTAATAGGTTGTTCCGCAGAAGTTGAAGGAAACTCATCATAATGGAAATTAGGCCAGTAGATGATTTGGAGATCAAGACAGTCTCTTTACTGTGGGAAGAGATGCAAAAAGAATTGCATGAATCTTCACAATGCAAAGTTAATTGGTGGATGGTAGAGATAAGGGGACTACTTGGATCAAACGATTTTGATATGTTTGTATTCGATGAAGATGGGCAAGTGGTAGGATTCTTTGATATTCTATGGATTCTTAATGCAATGGAAAATAGATTTGAAGCACACATTAGGTATATTTATCTTAAACCAGAGTATAGAGGAAATGGAACTATCAAATCTAGTCTTGAGTTTGTAAAGAAACTAATGAAGAAAAGAGGGGCAACCCACTTAATAGGATATTCGGAAGATAATAAATTGGCAATGTGGCAAGCACATGGATTTAAACCATTTGCTCACATCTTTGAAATGGAGATAGAATGAATATAGCAGCAGCAGCTCTACCAGCGGTTACAAACATAGCTGGTACAGCTCTAGGTGGAATGTTTGGAGAAAAAGGGCTAAAGAATGCCCAGGGTCAATATAATCAATATGCTGGTCAGGCTAGAAACACATTAGAAGAGTATCTCAAATCCAGTCAAGGATTTCTTAGCCCATATAATCAAATGGGTATGGGTAAGATAGGACAGCTCAATGAAGCTACAGGGCAGCAAATTCCATCTACTCTTGCTACTCCATTTTCAATGCAGAATTTTATGAATGACCCTGGATATCAATTTATGTTGGAACAGGGTCAAAAATCTATAAATCGTGGAGCTGCTGCAAGAGGGCAATACTTTTCTCCTGCTACTATGAAAGGACTATCTGACTACTCTCAAGGAATGGCTGGGCAGGAATATGGAAATGCTTTTAATCGCTATATGAATTATAATCAAGGATTATTTAATCAGAATCTAGCTGGTCAAGGACAGAATGTAAATCAACTATTACAAATGATGGGGTTGGGACAGAATGCAGCTGCCCAAATGGGACAGTGGGGAATGGGAACTGGTGGAGGAATAGCAGACATTCTTATGGGTCAAGGCGGAATGAATGCTAATATAGCTAATGCGCTCATGCAGAATAGAGCAAATATGTATGGTGGAATATTGAGTCAAGTTGGCAGTATGGGAAGTCTAGGTGGAGGAGGAGGAATGATGAGTGGAGTTTCTAGTGGTATTCCTGGTGGTATTGGTGGTGGGGGAGCCTTTAATTTACCGCCATTACCAATGCCATAAAGGAGAATATTATGCCTGATGTTTATGGAAGACCAGATGCTTATGATGTGATGCAGCAAAGAGCTAATGTTGGTTCTACACAAGCTGCAACTCAGAATGTTCTCTTACAAAATAGAATCGGTTCAATGCAGCTAGAAAATGCCCTAAAAGGCACTAATATGCTCAAACAGATGTTTACCGGAGAGCAGCAAGATCCTATGCAGATGTTACAGCAAGCTTATGCTTCTGGTAATGTCAATGTCTATGATCCAGTGCAACAGTACCTTAATATGCAAGCTGGGATAGCTGGTATCCCTCTTTCTCAACGAAAGGCGGAAGCTGAAATATATAACTTATATAGTCAAGGCAATAAAAGTCCAACAGCTGGTATGACCCCTGCATTTGTTCAAGCATCAATGGGTCAATTAGGTAGATTACCGCAAAATCAAGAAGAATACAAGCAGATTAATGAGTATTTAGAGACAAAAGAAATTGGTACAGCTGTTGAAAAGAGACGACAAGAGCTTCTTTTAGATAGGTTGCCTCCTGAAAGAGCAAAGATGATTGCTAAGGCCATAGTGAGCGGACAGGAATCTTTTGACCAGATACCAGGTAAATTTAATCCTTCTGCTGCTGCTCAAATTCAGGAAGAAATTTTTAAATTAGACCCAAATTTTAATGCTGTGGAGTCTTCTCAGAAATTTGCATGGTATAAGAATCCAAATACTTATAGAGCATTAACTAGGACAGATACTCTATTGAGGCCAGGTGGTACGTTAGATCAATATGAAAAAGCTTTGAAAGGACTTAATTATCCTCCTGGGATGACAATTAACCAATTAACTGGTAGAGCACAAAGAGAATTTGGAAGTAGAGCAAGAGTAGTTGCTGAAACTATAGCTGCACTAACAGCAGAAGAATTGCAACAGATATTTGGTAGTGCTCAGGGTGGAGAAGCATTTTTGAAGTTAGGGCAAGAAGTGACTAATGTTAATTTGCCTATTGGAGCTGCACTTGCACAAGCTAGAACCCTTAGACGTATGATTATACCAAGATTAGCTGCTCAATCTGAGGGCACTCCATACATGGCAAAAGTTAAAAAATATATTGATGCTGAGGAAAAATCTATGCCTCCTCTCAAAGCTTTGACTAAAGAACAATTTAGGGCTATGAGTAAAGAAGAGCAAGGAAGATATTTAGGAAAATAATCAAATGACAAAAGAAGAAGCAGAAGCAATTTATAGTGAGACACAAGATGAAATTAACATACCTAAAGCCCCTCAATACACTCCTGCTCCTGGATGGATGAGGCCAACAGCACAAGCAATTGGATTGGGATTAGGAGGAATTGGTGGAGGAATTATAGGAAGATCTATTACTGGTAGTGCACTAGGAGCTGGTGGTGGTCTTGCTGTGGCTAATGCTTTAATGAACCGCTATGAACATAAAGCTAATCCATTATCTTTAATTGGAGCATTAGGAGCCGGAGCTGATATTGCTGGCGGTGCAGCTATGGATGTAGCTGGACAGGGTATTGCCATGCCAGCTTTAACATGGCTATTTAGGGGTAAAAGAGCTCCCCTACAAGAAGTGGTTGGAGAGTCTGCTGGAAAGGCAGTGGAAGCAGCTAGACCTCCCATTCCATCCTCAGAGCTATATAAAGTATTAAAGGGTGGTCCTGCTGCATCTATTCCTTTGAAGAATACATCATCTAAGATTGA